GGAAGTGGTGGGCACTGCTGCCATGGGCGCCATTGGCGCGCCTGTCGCCAATTCTGCGGAAACCACGCGCATCCTGCGCCTGATGCTCTGGCCCCGCGCCCCTGGGGTGGAAAGCCTGGACAAGGCATCCCTGCTGGCCTGGTGCGGAAAGGAAGCCCCTGCCCTATGGGGTTGCGCCATAGCCGCCTGGCCGCGCATCCAGGCCAATGCGGCCATGATGCGCCTGGTGCTGAACCGTGCGGGCTGTTCGCCCCGATACGCGGATATGCTGGGCTGGCTGATCGGCGCGCGCGAAGCCATGGTGGCTGATCTGCCCTTGACGGAAGCGCAGGCGGAAGAAGCCTTGCAGTGGGCGTGGGGCTGGGTGGTGACGGAAGCCGAACAGGCGGAAGACACCACGGCGGCGCGCTGCCTGCAGCATCTGATGTCCTATCAGATTCAGACTGGCCCTGGCGCCACGCAAACCATAGCCACGCTCATTCAAGATGCTTTGCCCGGTAACTTCTCTGAACGGGTATTGCTGGAACATGGGCTGCGACTGGCCCCGTACCCCATTACCAATGAATCCGATGGCGCGCGGCTGGGCTTGTATGTGGCCACGGGGCGAAGGCCGTCCTTGGCGCGCATCTATGGCCAGACGGAATGGCAGGGCGGGCGCTGGGGCACGGTGCTGGCGCAGCTCAGGTCCAGCGCAGAAAGCAAAGAGGTGCGGGCCGTGGTGGTGAAAACGCGCATGCGCTTCAGCGGGGAAAATGATCGCTCGCAAGCGGTGTGGTTGGCGCCGCAGTTGCTGCCATCTGCCGGGAAGAAGGGCGAAGGGATGGATTGAACTGTCCCGCTAAGTGTCCCGCTGATTGGCCGAATTGTCCCGCATGAAGTGGGCAAGTCATTGAAAAGCTTAGATGCGGGACAGCGGGACAAGCGGGACAGGGCACTTCCTCATGTGTGTGCGCGCGTCGCATGTGCGCGCATTTAGGAAATAGGTGTGTCCCGCATGTCCCGCTTGTCCCGGTATGTATAATAATAAATGAAATCAAATAGATAGATAGATAGATAAGGGACAAAGGGCGGGACAGTTTCTGGTTGGGCGGGACAATTCAGCAAAAGGGGCGGCGATATGGCGGAACATCGGGCGGTTAAGGGGATCACTCTGGGGGTTGGCGTTGTCCAACCAGGCGGGTCATGGGTCACCGGGGATGGCATGGCGCAGCGCGTGATTGAATCGGCCCATGCGCGTGCGATGGCCGAGGAAGCCCGCGCCGTGGCTGCCCAGTGCCATGCGGCGCCGTTCTTCCGGGTGCCGGTGGAATATGACCCTGAAGCGGCTGTACGGGCAGCGGAAGGGCTAACGCGGCGGCTGGATCGGCAGCGGGTCATGCGGGCGGATAAACTGGCGGGGCTCAGGGATGCGGGCAAGATCACGCTGGCAGAGCATCGGGCGGGGCAGGAAATCCGGCTGATCGTGGAATTTGTGGATGGCGGGCGGCTGCCCATGGTGCGCAGCCAGTTCAGTGAGCGCTTGGCTGCGGGCGGCGATGGCACGGGTCAGCTGGTGGGGATTGAGGAAGCGGAACGTGAACGCTTCGCTCCCTGGAAGGCTTGGGCAAGGCGTTACCCGGCTCGGCGGCTGCCCAGGCCATCGGTGGAAACGCTGGAAGAACTGACGCGCCTGGTGGTGGTGCGGGGGCGCGGCGTGCGGCAGGTGGCCGATGCGCTGCAAATTGACCAGCGCAATGCCTTGGCGCGGCTGAGGCATAGCCTGGGCTGGTATGCGCTCAAGGCTGGATGGGGTGGTGATGAAAATTCCCGCTTGACTTCCCACCACGTTTCAGTGCAATGAACCAATATCAGTCAGAAGTGCGCCAAGCGCCTTCGAACTCCTCAGAAAATCCTTCCTCAAACTTGGCACGGCGCTTGCGCATCGGGCTGGCACGCCGCTTGCCCATGCCTCTCGCGGGTCCTTCCCGGCCCAAACCGTATGCGGGCGGCTTTGCGCGCCCGGCATTGGTAGTGTGGAAATTGCAGAAGGGTGCAACAATTTTCTCTTTGTTGCGCAACAGAAAGTCCCAGATGCCCACATGGAGCGTGGCATAAATGCCGCGTTTGAGCGTAACCGATATCGCGAAACATGCGGGGGTTCACAAGTCAACCGTGTCGCGCCAGGTGGCCGCGCACGGGCTTCGCGGTGCTGACGGCAAGGTTGATCTTGATTCGTATCTAGCGCTTCGCGAATCAGGCCTTGATCCGCTGCTGCAAACCACGGGTCGCGCCGCACAAGCCAGTGGCGATCCTGAAACCGGCCTGGCCGCGCAGCGCGAACGCAAGATGGCGGCGGATGCGGAACTCGCCGAACTGGAACTTGGTCGGCAGAAGGGCAAGCTGGTTGAAGTGGCCCGCGTTGAAGCCGAGCAGGAAGATTTGACCCGCAAGCTACGTGACCGGCTGCTGCAGGTGCCTCAGAAAGTGGCTGCGGATTGCGCCAGGCTAGGCGACGAGATTGCAATTCAGAAGACCATCACGCAGGCCATTCGCCGCGCGCTTGATGGGTTATCTGATGACATGAGCAAGGATGATGTTCCAGACCCTGCCTGACCCGGCGCCTATTCTGCGCCGGGCTTGGGCGCGCGGGCTGGCCTCACCACCCGAACGCTTGGTGTCTGCCTGGGCCGATGCGAATCGCGTTTTGGGGCCGGAAGAAGGCCCCTTTCCGGGCCGCTGGCGCACAGATCGCGTACCTTACCTGCGCGATGTGATGGACGCGCTGAGCCTGGCGCATCCGGCCCGGCGCGTGACGCTGATGGCGAGCGCGCAGGTCGGCAAGACAATGGCCCTGCTAAATATGGCCGGGCAGATTATTGCCGAAACGCCGACCACGGTTCTTTGGGTTCTGCCTTCCTTGGATGAGGCACAGAAGTTCAACCGCGATAAGCTGGAACCGATGCTGGCGAATTCGCCCGCAGTCTCGGCCAAGGTAAAGGCGCTGGTGAGCCGGGACGAGACTGGTTCCACTACGAAGCGCAAAAACTTCCCCGGCGGGAACATTGACCTGACCGGGGCTAATAGTTCCAAGGGCCTACAGATGGTCACCAAGCGGGTGATCGCGCTGGATGAAGTCTCAGAATTCCCGATGGATGTGGACGGGCGCGGCGATCCAGTGGCCATGGCTGAAGCCCGCGCCATCGCCTGGACAGGGCGGGAGAAAATCGCCGCGGCATCTACGCCCGGTATCAAGGGCCAATGCCGTATCAGCGCGCGCTTTGAAGATGGGAGCCAGGGCCGGTTCCAAGTGGCCTGCCCAGACTGCAGCACAAAACAGCCGCTGGTGTTTGAGAATCTGCGCTGGCCCAAGGGTGAACCAAGCGCCGCTTTGTATCACTGCACCGCCTGCGGTTCGGGGATTGAACATCGCCAAAAGGCCGCGATGCTGGCCGCCGGCGAATGGGTGCATGAGCGGCCGGAACTTTTGGTGCATCACGCAAGCTTCGCGTTGAACGCGCTGTATTCGCCCTTCGTATCCTGGGCTTGGGTGGCTGAACAGCGCGAGCGCAGCCAGGATGATCCGCTGCTGGATAAAGTGTTCACGCAGCAGGTGTTGGGGCTGCCTTATGAACCGCGCTATGATTTGCCGAGCCACGAATTGCTATGGCGCCGGCGCGAAGCCTATCCGCCGCGGCGCATTCCGCCCGGCGTGCTGTTCCTGACCGGCGCGGTTGACGTCCAGGGGGACCGCCTTGAATGGGGTGTGTACGGCTGGGATCGCAACCTGTCTTCCTGGTGGATAGATGGCGGCATTCTGGAAGGCGACCCCGCGCTTGATCCGGTGTGGTTGGCCCTGGATGAGGTGATCGGCAAGCGATATCGCGATGCCTGGAATCGCGAATGGGCGCCGATTTGCTACGGGATTGACTCTGGCTATCTGCCGCAGCGGGTTTATTCATACGCTCGCCGCCACGCTGCCGGCCGAGACCCGCGCATCATGGCGCTGGATGGCCGGGCGAAGTGGGGTGAACCGCCGCTTGGTATGCCGAAGCCGCAAGATGTAGATTACAACGGCAAGAAAATTGGATCGGTCCTTCTTTGGCCGGTCGGCACATGGGATTTGAAAACCGAAGTGGCGGCGGCGCTACGGCTCACGGAAATGGGGCCTGACGCAACAGGCGCCTGGCCAAAAGGTGCGGCTCATTTTCCGCAAGCCTTGGACCTTGGGTTTTTCGAACAGATCACCGCTGAGGCCTGCGTGGAAATCGGCAACCGCGCCGGGTTCACCAGGCGGGAATGGCGCAAGGTGCGGCCCCGCAATGAACAATGGGATATTGCCATTTATGCCCGGGCCTTGGCGCGGCATGAAACGGCGAACCTGACCGATGCGCATTGGGAAAGGCTGATCGCCGAACGGGTTGGAAAGCCCGAAGATGCGCAGGCGGATATGATCGCGCTTTGGCAACCTGACCTTAAAACCCTGGCCGGTGCTGACGTGCCGCCAGAACCGAAACCGCAACCCGCACCGCCGCCCCCCCGAAGCGGCGGCTGGTTCGAAAAACGCGAAAGCTGGATTTAATGGCAACGCAAGCTGACGTGGATGCGCTGGTCGCGGCAATCGCGTCCAACGTAGCCGAAGTGCGCTTTTCTGATGGGCGGTCTGTAAAATATCGCACCATCGGCGAAATGCGGGATGCGCTTGGCGTTTTGCGCCAGGAAATGACCACGGTGCCCTTCAACCGCACCACCTTGACCAGCTTCAGCAGGGATTGAGCGATATGTGGATCGAACGCGCCTTGGCCGGGATTGCACCAGGCTGGGCGCTTTCCCGCATGCGCGCTCGTTTGGCGTTTGATGGGCTGCTGGCCAGCTATGATGGCGCGCGGTCTTCAAGGCGGACGCGCGGCTGGCTGACCAGCGATTCGGACGCGAAGACCGAAGTGGCGGCTGGCTTGAAGGTGCTGCGGAATCGGTCCCGTGATCTGACGCGGAACAATGCCTGGGCATCGGCTGCACTGGATATGTTGGTCGCGTATCAGATCGGCTACGGCATCACGCCGCGTTCTGATATGAAAACCGGCGATAATGCCGGCGTTGATAAGCTGTTCGGCGAATGGGCCAAGCGTGCTGATGCTCATGGCATGCTGGATTTTTGGGGCATTCAGGAACAGGCTGCGCGCGCCCGCATTGAATCGGGTGAAGTGCTGATCCTGATGCTGAGGCTTTCGCCCGCTGAAGCGCGGCGCCGCGGCTTGAAAGTGCCGCTGGTGTTGCAGGTGCTGGAAGCCGATCTGCTTGACGAAGCCTTTAATGATGATCGGCTGAAGAACGGGAACATCATCCGGTCCGGCATTGAATTCGACGCGCAGCAGCGTCCCGTGGCTTATCATTTGTTCGAACATCACCCCGGCGA